CTTTTTAATTATTAATTAGTACATGTAACAGGGGTCCCACAGGGTGGGTATATATGTCAAGTTTTGTATGGTCAAACCCTTGAAAATCATTATAAAGTTAAAAATAACATGTAAAAAATTTTACAAAAAATTTTTCAAATGCAAATAGACTTAGATAAAATAAATAAATTACCACCTGACGTCCGAGATAGATTTAAAAAAATATTAGTAAAATACAAAGAAGAAGATAAAAAAGAACTTGCACAGAATGATTTTCTTGCATTTGTAAAAACTATATGGCCTGAATTTATTGAAGGCGCACATCATAAAACAATTGCAGATAAGTTTAATAAACTAGCATCAGGTGAAATAAAAAGATTAATTGTGAATATGCCACCAAGACATACAAAGTCTGAGTTTGCATCTACACTATTACCGGCTTGGATGATTGGGAAAAGTCCAAAGCTAAAAATAATACAAACTACCCACACAGGAGAACTTGCAGTACGTTTTGGTCGTAAAGCTAAAACATTAATTGACTCTCCAGAATATCAACAGATATTTAAAACAAGACTAAGAGAAGACAGCCAGGCCGCTGGTCGCTGGGAAACTGCTCAAGGTGGCGAGTACTTTGCTGCCGGAGTCGGTGGAGCAATCACAGGTCGAGGTGCTGATTTATTAATCATCGATGATCCACACTCGGAACAAGATGCTATGAACTTAACAGCTTTAGAACGAGCGTACGAGTGGTACACATCCGGTCCAAGACAACGTTTACAACCAGGCGGTAAAATCGTTTGTGTTATGACACGTTGGAATGTAAAGGACCTCACAGGAATTCTTTTAAAGAACCAAACAGAGCCCAAATCAGACCAGTGGGACTTGGTAGAGTTTCCGGCAATAATGCCGAGTGGTAAGCCCGTATGGCCGGAGTACTGGAAGATCGACGAACTGGAATCAGTTAAGGCATCACTATCACTCGGCAAATGGAATGCACAGTGGATGCAAAACCCAACGTCTGAAGAAGGTGCAATTTTAAAAAGAGAGTGGTGGAAAGATTGGGATAAGGATTACATACCATCATTAGATCATGTGATACAATCATATGACACAGCATTTATGAAAAAGGAGACAGCTGATTATAGTGCAATAACAACTTGGGGTATTTTTAGAGAGCATGAAGAAGGACCACCACAATTAATATTATTAGATGCAATGAAAGATAGATATGAGTTTCCAGAGTTACGTCGTGTTGCAAAAGAGCAATATGATTACTGGCAACCAGAAACTGTATTGATTGAGTCTAAAGCATCAGGATTACCACTTACATATGAGTTAAGAAATATGGGTATACCTGTTGTAAACTTCACACCATCAAGAGGAAACGATAAACATACTCGTGTTAATTCTGTTGCACCTCTGTTTGAATCTGGTAATATATGGGCTCCTTTAAGTAAACAGTTCGCTCAGGAGGTTGTTGAAGAGTGTGCTGCGTTTCCATATGGAGACCATGATGACTTAGTTGACAGTACAACTCAAGCTGTTATGAGATTTAGACAAGGTGGTTTAATAGGACATCCTGAAGATTATCAAGATGAAAAACTACCTAAAAAAAACTATAAGTATTATTGGTAAAAAATTATGGGTGCAATTGCAAGATTTTTATTAGCTTTAAATAGACTAGCTAGAACAAAAGGCATTAAAATAGAAGATGCATATAAATTTGCTAAACAAGAGTTTGGTGAAATAACTCCACTACTTAGAAAACAAATTCAAAATGTTTTTGATAAAATTAAAAAACCAGTGGTTGGTAAACCTGGTAAAAAAGAAGGCACAGTTTTACCTATGGTTAAAGAAAGTGCAAAGAAAGCTGAAGGTATTGAAACTCTTGACCCTAAAATGGGTGATGTAGAAAATTTACCAAACCCTAAAAGACCAGGTGGATCCTTGGACCCAGCGACAGGAATCACGAGAGCACTCGCTAGAAGAATATTAAATAGAAAAGGAATTGAAATTGGTAAGAAAGATCCAATAGATGTATTCACAGATACTTTTGGTGAGGCTATATCAGATGTTAATAATCTTGCTGAAGAAATGATTGAAATAGATTCAAGAGGTGGTGGTATGAAAGACATGGACCAGATGTTAGAAGCAGATGGTTTGTTTGATATAGAGATACCTACTAATCCACAAAAAGGATTAACAAATGATGAGTTATTAGATTTAGTAAAAAAAACTGAAGAGGAAGAAGTATTAAAAGATTTTGATCCAACAGGTAGAAAACCAAATGCAACAGGCGGATTAACAAGAACAAGTTATGCTTTAGGTAAAGGTCCAGTATTACCAAGTGATGAAGATCCAATAAATCCTTTTGGTCCAAAACCTACAGGCCCCGTGTTGCCTGACAAAAGTATGATGGCTTCTGACGATGCAAATGAAAGATTATTAGAACAACTTTTTGAACAATTTTTAGATGAAGGTTTTTCTCCAGAGGAGGCTGCTAAAAAAGCAAGAGAAGCATTTTATGATAGAGATTATGATGCTAAAGCAAAACAAGCTCCATCAATTAAATTAGCTAGTGCATATGATTATAATTCTTATGAACATAAAATAAATGAATTAAAAGCAGCCTATAAAAGATATAAAAAAGGTTCTGCTACTGGTGGTAGAAAAGGAACAATGACTTTTGAACAGTTTGCTCCAAAATTTGCAGAAGAAAATTTTTCAACAGGCGGCAGGGTTCAAGCGGCAAGCGGCGGGCTAGCTGATATATTAAAGGTATAATGAAGATACACGAATACAATGAAATGATGGCGTATCTGATGCGACCGGCAACAGGCGACAGAGAAAAACTATTTACAGGCAGTGGTGATTATGCAAAAAAATATTTAAAAAATAAAGATAAAGCTACACAAGATAAATTTAATAAAATTGTAAATGATTTAAGAATAGATATGTCTTTTGATTCAGCTATAAGCGAGGCTTTAAGACTTATAAGAGAAGAAAGTAAATAACTATGATTGGCAAAAAATCAGGCCCACCGCCTAAATCAGGACCAATGCCTCAAGGGTTGAATATTAACTATAATACTGTTAAGACAGTGAAACTGGAGAAAATAAATGGCAGAAATAGACAAGTCTTTACCAAACGTAAAGCAAACAATAAACGTTCCTAGTCCTGAAGAATTACAAATAGAATTACAGGAAGAACAACAACCTGATCAACCAATAGACGTTCAACAAAATGAAGATGGTAGTGTTGATATAAATTTTGATCCATCAATTGGTAGTCAAGAACAAGGTGAAGATCATTTTGCAAATCTTGCAGAGTTATTACCTGAAGAAGTATTATCTCCAATTGGTCATGAATTATATGAAAACTACACAGACTACAAAGCATCAAGAAAAGATTGGGAAAACTCTTACACAAAAGGTTTAGATCTTTTAGGATTTAAATACGAAGATAACACAGAACCATTTAAAGGTGCATCTGGTGCAGTTCACCCAGTATTAGCAGAAGCTGTAACACAGTTTCAATCTTTAGCTTACAAAGAATTATTACCATCAAGTGGTCCAGTTAGAACTCAAATTATTGGTACACCAACTCCAGATAAAGAAGCGCAATCAATGAGAGTTAAAGAATTTATGAATTACCAGATTATGGGTGAGATGAAAGAATATGAATCTGAGTTTGATCAAATGTTATTTTATTTACCACTTACAGGATCTACATTTAAAAAAGTTTACTACGATGAAATTATGCAGCGAACAGTATCTAAGTTTGTTCCTGCTGATGACTTAGTTGTTCCGTACACGGCTACCTCATTAGACGATGCGGAAACAATTATTCATGTTGTTAAGATGTCAGAGAACGAACTTCGAAAACAACAGGTTGGTGGTTTCTATAGAGATATAGAGTTAACTCCAGGTCAACCAAATGAAACAGAGTCAGAAAAAAAAGAAAGAGAGTTAGGTGGCATTAGTAAAGGTAGAGATCAAAGGATGTTTACACTTTTAGAATGCCATGCAACTCTTGATATAGAAGGTTTTGAAGATATGGATACCAGAGGTGAGCCAACAGGAATTAAACTTCCATACATTGTAACAATTGAAGAAGGTTCACGTGAAGTATTATCTATTAGAAGAAACTATGAAGTAGGTGATGCAACAAGAAGTAAAATACAATATTTTGTACATTTTAAATTTTTACCAGGTTTAGGTTTTTATGGTTTTGGTTTGATACATATGATTGGTGGATTATCAAGATCAGCAACTGCAGCATTAAGATCTTTACTTGACGCCGGAACCCTGTCTAATTTACCAGCAGGATTCAAGATGCGTGGAATTAAGATGCGAGACGAAGCACAACCAATTCAACCGGGAGAGTTTAGAGATGTAGATGCACCAGGTGGTAATTTAAAAGATGCATTTATGCCATTACCATTTAAAGAACCATCACCAACATTATTACAATTGATGAGTGTTGTAGTTGGTGCCGGACAAAGATTTGCATCTATTGCAGATATGCAAGTAGGAGAAGGCAATCAAAATGCAGCAGTTGGTACAACTGTTGCTCTTCTTGAAAGAGGATCTAGAACAATGTCAGCAATTCATAAAAGATTATATGCTTCTATGAAACGTGAGTTTAGTTTAATGGCGAGAGTTTTTAAACTTTACTTACCTCCAGTTTATCCATATGATGTTGTTGGCGGTCAAAGGCAAATCAAGCAGACTGATTTCGACGACCGAATAGATATATTGCCAGTTGCGGACCCGAATATATTTTCTCAAACGCAGCGGATATCACTCGCTCAAACGGAAATGCAACTGGCAGCTTCTAATCCTGCAATTCACAATCAATATGAAGTTTACAGAAACATGTATGAAGCTTTAGGTGTAAAAGATATTGATATAATTTTAAAAAAACCAGAGCAACCAATGCCAAAAGACCCAGCATTAGAACATATTGATGCTTTAGCTGGTAAACCTTTCCAAGCATTCCCTGGACAAGACCATCAAGCGCACATTACAGCTCATTTAAATTTTATGGAGACGAATATGGTAAAAAATGCACCGATGGTTGGCGCTGCAATACAAAAAAACATACTTGAACACATAAGTTTAATGGCACAAGAGCAAATTGAAATAGAATTTAGAGAAGAATTACCAAAATTAGCTCAAATGACACAAATGATGCAACAAAATATGCAAAATCCACAACTTCAACAAGAAATGCGAATGCTACAAGAGAAAATTGAAGGTAGAAAAGCTATTTTAGTGTCTGAAATGATGGAAGACTTTGCAAAAGAAGAGAAAAAGATAACTTCACAGTTTGATAACGATCCAATTGCTAAATTAAGATCAAGAGAACTAGATTTACAAGCTCAAGAAAACGCTAGAAAAGAAAAAGAAGGCAAAGAGAGACTAAATTTAGATAGAATGAGAGCAATGATGAACGATCAAAACCAAGATGAGAAGTTACAACAGAATGAAGAGCTTGCAAAAATGAGAGCAGACACTTCTATTCAAAAAACTATTTTAAGTAAAACAATACCGTCAACAGATAAGGTGCCTGATGCGGTTTCAATTATAAGAAAGGGTTAATATGTGGTTTAGTGCAATAAAATTAGCTTTGAATGCAGGTTCGCATATATACAAGAAAAAACAAGAAACAAAAATGCGTATGGCTGATGCTCAATACATGCATGCTGAAAAGATGGCCCGAGGTGAGGAATCTTACCAAGGTAAACTTCTTGAAGCAAGACAATCGGACTGGAAAGACGAGTTCGTTTTGATTGTGTTGACGCTTCCAATTTTAGTCATTGCCTACGGGGTTTTCTCAGACGATCCGGGTGCAGCAGCAAAGATAAAAGAGTTCTTTGAGCAGTTTCAACAATTGCCCAGCTGGTTTACAAATTTATGGATTCTTGTCGTGGCGAGTATTTATGGTATAAAGGGAACACAGATATTTAAAAACGGAGGAAAAAAATAATGGATAAAAAATTAAAACCAGTACCAGAAGGTAACAAGGGATTACCAAAACTACCAAAAGAAGTTAGAAACAATATGGGTTTCTTAAAAAAAGGTGGAATGGTAAAAGATAAAAGATCACCTTTTATGGGTGGTGGCGTTGCTTATAAAGGTGGCGGACGAGCTATGAAAAGAAAAGGTGGAAAAGTATAATGAGTAAATTATATAACAGAGTAAAAAGAGCTGGCGGTGGACCTGGTCTATACGCAAACATTGCAGCAAAGAAAAAAAGAATCG